AGATAAATTGAGAAAGTTTTTCAAAAACTGTCCCTACCATATGAGCGAACCGAAAAAACAAGTTCTCCATCATTTACAAAAAATTTCCTTTCAAATCACCCCCACCCACTGGTGAAATTAATAACCCAGGCCCGTGAAATAAACAAAGCCCATACCACATTTATTGATACCATATTAAAACATTCTTACAAGGGTAGAATTCATGCTGAAATTAACCAGTTAAGATCTGATAATGGTGGAACTGTGACCGGTAGATTTAGCTATTCAAACCCAAATTTACAGCAAATACCAGCTAGAAACAAAGACCTTGGACCACGAATTAGGTCATTATTTATACCCGAGGAGGGCCATAGATGGGGTTGTTTTGACTATAATCAACAAGAGCCTAGGTTGGTAGTGCATTATGCGTCCCTTCAAAATTTGATGGGTATAGATGAAGTACTAGATTCATATAAAAAAGATGAAGCAGATTTCCACTCTATCGTATCCGAGATGGCAGGAATCCCTAGATCACAGGCCAAGACTATAAATCTTGGTCTGTTCTACGGAATGGGTAAAAATAAATTACAAGCTGAACTAGGTACCAATAAACAAGATGCTGAAGATTTGTTTGCGAAGTATCATAGTAGAGTTCCATTTGTTAAACAGTTAATGAATGCGGTAATGCAACGAGCACAGGACTCAGGAAGAATAAGAACTTTACTTGGAAGACTATGCAGGTTCCATTTATGGGAACCTAATCAGTTCGGTATACATAAACCACTTCCTCATGAAGCAGCATTAGCGGAACACGGACCAGGGATTAAACGTGCTTATACTTACAAAGCTTTAAATAAATTGATTCAAGGATCAGCTGCAGACATGACTAAGAAAGCAATGATAGATTTATATAAAGAAGGTATTACACCTCACATACAAGTACATGATGAATTAGATATATCTGTAAGTGATAATGCTGACAAGATAAAAGAGATAATGGAGCATACCGTAGAACTTGAAGTTCCTAACAAAGTAGATTATGAACATGGAAATAATTGGGGATCTATTAAGTAAAAGGAATGATTGACAATGGCTTATTTAAATGCAAATATACCTGTAACATACGCACAAATAAGGAGAGAATATTTATATGACCTTAAAAAACATCATGGAGAAGTCGAAGACTGTATTATCTTTGGTATTACATCAATTACGGGGCGTCCTATTTTATTTCATGCGATTATGGAAAATGGCGCTGTCTTCTATCGTCTCCCGATTAGCGCCTTCATTCAGCGAGGCTTTAAAGCAGAAGAAGTTCCTCAACGTAGACTTGATGAGTTGGAGTTGTGGAATTGTTTTAGTTATTATCCTGCTGTTACTTCTTGGGATATTTTAGACGGACAATCCGGTAAATACATTGGTAAAGACAAGAAATGGTACTATGGGGCCTATCTATTCACGGTTGACTTTGCTCACCCAGAGAGTAATATAGTAGATACAGATCATTCTGAGATACCGCATGAGCATAAATGCGCACACATAATGGCCTTAGATGATGGTAATTATGCAGCACAACCCAATAATAGAATTATATGGGATATACCATCTTTTACTGTTAAGGACGAAGTTCCTGATTGGAAAGTGCAAACTTCAGAATGGAATGTCGAAGACACTCGTAAGTGGAAAACAGAGGATACTGACAAGTTCTTTTATGAAATTGAGGAGAAAAAGGATGATTAAAAAATTGTGGAAAAAAATTGTTAATTGGCTTTTTGATTGGCAAAAATAATGTATGACAAAAAATTCACCACATTACTGGTTATTCTCATCATTATTACCGGATGGACACTTTCACAAACCTTCTCAATCTCCCAAAATATGGAAATGGTTAAAGAAAAAGTTTCGGAAGTGGGCAAACAACTTGACGAAGCAGTATGGAACGCTTTACCCGAAACTAAAGAAGAGGAAAAATAAAAAATGATGGAAAAAGTTTTAACGCTTTTAGTAGGACTCCTAATTGCATTAGGAGGATGGAGCTTATCTAGAACATTTGAACTGTCTACAAATCAAGCTGTATTGGAAGATAAGGTTGAAAGACTTGAAATGCAAGTAAGACTAATGGATGAAAAAATGGATGAAATGTTTGACATGGATGAAGAGATCATGGAACAACACGAAGAGTTATTTAAGAAACTACAAAATTCAAACACAGGATACAGTTATAACTAATGGCTAAACAACAACCACTCAACATATCGGACGAGGCAAAGGTGCAAATGCCGATGAAGACCGTAGTGTCTTTGATTACGATGGTCGCAATTGGCACCTGGGCTTATTTCGGTATCATTGAAACTCAAAACAAACTTAGCACGCAAGTAGAACTAATGTCTAAAGACTTAACTGAGAATACAGAATTTAGAATTAAATGGCCACGGGGTCAACTTGGTTCGCTTCCCGCAGATTCTGAGCAGTTCATGATGATCGAGGATCTTTATAAGACTACTGATAAATTAAATTCACATATCGAATCAATGGCATTAAATAAAGTTAATATAGAATTTTTAAGAAAACAAATGGATAAAGTTTTAGAAGATATTGAAAAACTTAAAGATCAAAATAGAGAAATTCATTATAAAAACGGAAATGGAGGACAATAATGACAAAACCAGGACTATACGCTAACATTCACGCAAAAAGAGCTAGAATTAAAGCAGGCTCAGGTGAAAAAATGAGAAAAGCAGGACAAAAAGGCGCACCTACAGCTAAACAATTTAGGAGAGCAGCTAAAACTGCTAGAAAAAAATAATGCCAGGAACAGGAACAGCTTTAAGAGGATATGGAAGAGCTTATTTAAAACGTGGTGGAAGTGCTGCGTGGACTAGAAAAGAAGGGAAGTCTGAATCTGGAGGATTAAATGAAAAAGGACGTAAATCTTACGAGAAACAAAACCCTGGATCAGATTTAAAAGCTCCACAACCTGAAGGTGGGTCACGAAAAAAATCTTTCTGCGCGCGTATGGGTGGCATGAAAAAGAAATTAACCTCTGCTAAAACAGCTAATGATCCTGATAGCAGAATAAATAAAGCATTAAGAAAATGGAAGTGTTAAAATGATAGAATCTGTAGTAGCCCTACTTATGTTTGTAAACGCAGAAATTAAAGAGGCCCGTTTACAGACTGAGGGTATGGCCCAATGTTTACGAGGAAAACGTCACGCGGAACGTGAATATTCGGAATCAGTAACTTACAAATGTTGGAAAGGTAAGGCTGAATTAGAGGATAACATTGATGGCTCAAAATCGATTAAAAAACTCATCATCGAATAAAGTAGCTAAACATCTAAGAGATAGACGTTATCGTCAACTTGTGATAAAGAATAAGAAAGCTTATAAACGTAAGGAGAAACATGTTCGGGGACGGTCCGTTTGGGACGGGGATTAATATGACAGCGCAGGTAGTCAATGGTGACTGCCCACTATGTGCTGAAACTAGTATCTTTGTATCGTTACATCAAACAGTTTACAAATGTTTAAATTGTGGAAATGACATAGAACAAAAAGTAAATGGTAAAATAAGTTATATTCCGCATGTAATGATTAAAAAAGATAGTACCGATGGCAAAAGCACCTAAGTTTGGCGTTAATAATTATAGAGGTTCTACTAGAAAAAAAAGACCTGGTAGACATACAAAAAATTTAAATAAGCATCAAAAAAGAATGTGGAAAAAAGCATGAAATTTGTACTTACTATGATTATGTGCACAAGTGTTTACAATCAATGCTTACCACCGTTTCCATTAGATTTATATAACTCTCATTATGAATGTTTAATGGCCGGTTACAATGAATCAATTGAAAAAGCAAAAGAGATTGGTCCTGAAGAAATAAATAAATACGGTACCATCATTAAATTTTATTGCACTCAAGAAGAAATACCTATTCCTAAAGGTCAAGCTACATAATATTTTTAGCTGCCATAATATTGCCACAATTGTATGGTATAATATATTATAGGAGAGAAAAAATAATGTACTATTGGAGTCCAAAAAAATTAAAAGAGTTAAAAGATAAAGGATTAAAAATCAGCTATTATTATAGTTGTCCTGTCTGTCATGAGGCTACAAAACCCGATGAATGGTCAGAAGATAACTATAGTTGTATTAACTGTGGACCGATTCCAAAGAGGGAAAGAGGAATCGGTACATAAAGGTGAGAAATTTATCTTTAACACAATATAAAAATGTAGTCAAGGGAAAAATACCCCTTGACTATCCTATAAAATAATGTTATAATGGCGTATAAAAAGGAGAAAAATGGATAAAAACTTATACAGAAACGTGACGTTGTCAAAAGCAACTCACGAAATACTGACAAAACTTTCTAAGTGTTTATTACCGGATGGAACTAAACTTTCTATCAGTAAGACAGTAGAAATTATAGCTAAAGAAAAAGCTAAAAAATTAAACGGCAAAATAAAGTAGAAATAAAATGACAGAAAAAAATAATATGGCTAAGGCTGCCATGGAAATGGCCGCTGATGTTTTAACGGGCGACTTACAATTAGAAGCTAAAGATAAAATAAATAAACCTAATTCTTATACAATGTTTTTTGTAAAAGTAATTGAGTACATAGATGGATTAAAAATTGTTCCACCAAGTTATAAGTCACTTAGAACAGTGATGGTTGGTATTAATAAAAAAACACAATCAAACACAGAAGAAGAAATAAAAAGACACGTTCCTCAAACTCAAAGTTCTATTACTCCAAAAGATTTAGAGTATTGGGTTCAAACAGCTAAACGAGGAGAAAAAATAGTTTACTACACAGGCACTACCTTTGCTAGAAAGATGATGAATGAAAATAGTGTATTTAGTAGAGCAAGAGCATTAGCTATGGACTATGATGAAATAGTTAAAAAGAACAAGAATTACCAATACAGAGGACACACTAAAGGAGAATGGGGATGTAATTATACAGGGATCGTAGATTTAGTTCAAAAGAAAGTAACTGATTTACAAAAGGATAAAGAAGGAAATGTTATTTCTTATCCTATCTATAATTACATGATGATTAAAAGATGAAAGAGGGTATGAAAATCTGTGACCATTGTAAAGGAAATGGTTACACTAAAGTTTATGATATGATTGTCCAATGTGATACATGCAAATCACAGGGTGAAATAAAACATAGACTTACTGAACAAGAGTTAAAAGAGAAAGTAGAACAGGCACGATTACAATGAACGATAAAGATAAAAAACCACATCACTATCCCGATGAAGAATTAGGAAAAATATACCAAGAACTTTTTGAAACAGCTGCGAAATTGAGTCAAGGTACAGACCCAGGGTTAGTAGCTGCATCGATGATGGCTATCGGATCACGGATCTATAAAACAATAATGTCTCCGGAAGATTATACAAAAATGATGGAGAAGATTGCTAAAACAGATGTACAACCCTTTAAGAAAGAAACATTACAATGATTAAAAAAATAATTTATTTTCATTTATTATTATTTTTAATTGTGGCTTTAGTTTCTTGCGCTAAACCTGAGCAAGATAATCGGTTAATTGTTCAAGTAGTAAAACAAGTAATAACACAAGGATTTGATTTTTAATGTGGAGTAAGAAAGGTATATACAATAAATTAAATAGAGAGGGAAAGTCAATTAGAAAGTATCCTAATGGTGATGACCCTTTAAAGATTAAATTATTTGGTAAAACACGTGAGTGTTCTAAATGTGGTAAAAGAAAAAGTATTTTAAGATTTCATTGGAAGTCTTTTTATAAAACTAAAACACAAAAGGTTAGAAGAATACAGGCACAGTGTGGAGCATGTAGGGTGAAGTATGACAATATTAAATATAGTAAGAGTCCTGAAGCTTATATAAGACGAAGGTTGATGAATTTAAAACAAGAGTGTAGAAGTAAAAGAGGTAGAAAGAAAGTATTATTAACTTATAAACAATTGATTGCTATCTACAAAAGACAAGTTAAAAGAAGAGGGCTGATATGCCCACTATCTGGTGTGAAGATGACTTATACTTTAGGTAAAGGAGATATATTAACTAATATGTCTATCGATAGAAAACGATCTGATAAATATTATGAGAAAGGCAATGTACAGTTTGTATGTATCATGGCTAATAAAATGAAAAATTTATATACCAATGCCATTTTATATGATTGGTCTAAAAAAATAGCGAGGAATCTTGGAAAAAGTTATAGAAACTAATATGCCTAATAAAAGAGCGACCTATGGAATATATAATTGGGGTCCCTGCATATTAAAAATTAAAATATCTGAAGAGTTTCATGAATTACTTCTTAAAGAAGCTAATGAATCTAAAAAAGAAGAAAATTTATATCAAGATAAATTAGCAGGAATCATTAAAGAAGAATATAAATTTAGAGATAGAAGTCTCTTTGTACCTTATTTCTCTCAAATACTTGGAGTATATGATGAAGCATGGCAAATGTGGAAGAACCAAAAACATGAACGAAAGCCGGAGTATCTTTTAACAGCACTATGGGCTAACTTTCAGAAGAAACATGAGTTTAATCCACCCCATGATCATTCAGATCAATTGTCCTTTGTCATATACTTAAGTATACCTGAGTCTTTAAAAACAGAACATAAAGAATTTAAAGGTAAGAGTAGTGGACCTGGAGGGATTAGTTTCTTGTATGGTGAAGGAGATAGACAGGCGATCACGTATCAAGCTGCATTTCCCGAGGAAAGAGATATGTTTATCTTTCCTGCGTGGTGTAAACATTATGTCGCACCGTTCGAGAGCAACGGAACACGGATCTCTGTTTCCGGTAACGTGGCTGAGAAGATATCTTTAAATCAAATAAGAAAAAAAGAAGTAGAAGATGTAAATGAATAATTTATTTGTTTTTATATTTAGTTTCTTAGGATTAATGACAATGTTGTCATTATATATGTTGGTGGTAGTATCATGAGTAAAGAAAAAGGTCATAAGTGGGACGGCAAATCTAGAGTGTCAAACGATAATTATAGAAAACGATGGAATGAAATATTTAAAAAAGAAAAGACTCTCCATGAAGAGTTAGAGGAAGGTTTTGAAAAAGAACAAGAAGAATTAAAAGATGATGAGTGAATTAAGTATGTCGGTAGGTATTATTATTGTAGTATATATTTTAGTAATAGGAATGTTAATAATGTGGGATAAAGAAAAATGATGTTAAAATTTTATATATGGTTAATGGGTTGGTCAGGTCAACTTCATTCATGGGCATGGCGTAAGCAAGCTAACATGATTAAATATAATAAACAAAAAGATGAAGAAGAATATTTAAAGGAGTTAAAGAAAAAATTATGATGGATGAAAAAGATATAGAAGAATTTCATAACATTGGTAAAGAAGTCAAAGGCATGAAAAAAGCTAGTAAATACAACTATTTACAAGGAAAACAAATTACAGATGAAGAATCTGGAAATAGAGTTTATGACTTCAATGGGTCTAGACTTCCTAGTGTAACTACGATATTAGGCAAAACCAAAAATCAACAATTTTTAAAAGACTGGAAGGCCAAAGTTGGAGAAGAGCGAGCAGAGCAAATTAAAAATCATAGTAGTAGGAGGGGAACATCCATGCACAAGTTCCTCGAATCTCATATTACAGGAGTTGGCTACGATGATCTTACAGAGATCGGACAAGAGGCGAAGCCCATGGCCGAAAAAGTTATTGAAGTGGGTCTTACACCAGTTGAAGAATACTATGGCTCGGAAGTTATGTTACACTATCCTGGGTTATATGCTGGGTCTACTGACTTGGTATGTGTACACAATGGTATGGATACCATTATAGACTTTAAGCAAAGCAATAGACCTAAAAAATTAGAGTGGATAGAAGATTACTTTCTGCAAATTGCAGCATATGCCATGGCTCACGACTATCTACATAAGTCAAACATACAGCAGGGTATAATAATGATATGCACCCCTGACTTGTATTTCCAAGAGTTTAAATTCCAAGGTGCTGAACTAAAGCAATGGAAGCATAAGTTTTTAAAACGGCTTGATATGTATCATGAGTTGATTCATGATGAGAAAGAGCAAGCTAATGTTCATTTAGATGTGGATGCGTTTAATGGAGCATAATACAGAGTTAAGAGTTAGGGATAGAGGTTATCTAACGAGGATCAGTGAGTTCTCGAACCAAATCAGCAAGGTTTCTCTACTCCCTTCGGTGTCTAACACCGGTTTTCATCGATCTTGCTGGTATTCACTATATGCTCCGTGGGTTTTTTTATTTTCCCACGGGGCTAATTATGGCGAAAATAAGGCAAGAATATGACAAAATTAAGATTGACAGCACTATATAGTAATCTCACAGATAAAAATGATTTTCAAAAAAAATATTTTGGTCAAAATAATCTGTCATACTGTCACAAAGACAAAAAAGATAGAGAAATCAATGCTAATTTAACAAAAAAAGTGACAGATTGTGTGACATTTCATTTTTCAAAATCTGTCAATATGTCACTCTCTAGGGGGGTAAGCAATTATTTCTACATTTTAAGTACTTGTCTATGCTCCCACATCCCTATATACTATCGCTATGCCTAAGAAGAGAAGAAAACAAGTCGTGACTCATACAACTCCCGAGTTGCCTTTTCCTAAAGTCCGAGTGGAGTGGATCGATATTTTGAGCGATTCGGGCTGGGCTACTGATAAAGAATTTGACAAGATGAAGTTAAGTTATCCAGTTAACGAGGGCTGGTTGTATTCTAAAGATAAGAATGCAGTAAAACTTTTTGCATCTTTTGATAAAGATGATGATGGTACTATTACTTTTGGGGATCGGACGATGATTCCGACTTCTTGTGTGAAGAAGATTCAGAAGCTTCAATGACTTCCACTTCTTTAGGTTTTAATAATGGTGCGTAGTCGTCTAGAATTTGTTTCATTTTTGCTTCTAGTTGTTCTTCTGTCATATCCTCTAGCTTACCTGTTTTTATTATTTTTCTTTCTATGTATAATCCTGCTGCCTTTCCACGTGATACTTCAGCGTTTACAGCAGAAGAGAAACTGTTCTTCTTCAACGCCGCCTGTTTAATTCTATCTAACTCTGCTAGGTGTCCTTCATAAGTCACCTGGTGTTTGGCTAATCTTTCTTCTTTAAGCTGACCAATGTAGGCTACAACTAACGGAGAATGTCGTGGGTTCATCAATTCTGATCCTTCCACTCTTGCCCGTGTGTGACTGTAGCCTGCAAGTTTAGCCGCTTCCATTTGTGATACAGGGCCATCCGGTCCACCGAATACAATAAATTCTGCAAACCTCTTTTGCATTTCTGTTAATCTTTTTTGCTGCGACATGGTTGACAATGTTACCTTAAAATGCTATAATAGTCAAGTGAATGAAAGATAATAAACAAACTTATACTCATTTGAAAGACTTTAACCACGACATGTCATACGAAAACGAAAGTACAATTACTAATAATGATAAAGGCCCAAACGATCTTGAGAATGTTATTTCTGATTTAAAAAAACAAATAGCTGATGCTAAAATTATAGATGATGTCCATAAAAAATTAAATGGTACTTTGCAGACAAGAGTTTCTGAATTAGAGATAGACAACAAAAGACTTATTAGAGAAATTGACGACTTGAAAGAGAGACTACGTAAATGCGAGTAAAAGATTTACAAGAATTCTTATCTAACTTTACTCAATCAAATGCAGTTGGAAGACAAGGTAATGCTATTTCAAATGCTGTTATCATGGTTGAGATAAATGGTAAGCTTCACAAGATTAGGAGAATGGAAGTGCAAGAACATTCTGAACCTATTGTAGGTTTTAACCGAACTAATACAGCGCATAGACTTGTGCTAAAAACAGTAAAGGAATCTAAGATACTAATGCCAGATAAGCTCATGAAAGACTATTAATGAGCGCACTAGTTACCTCGATTAAGACATGGGCCCAGAGGCAAAATTATATAAAAAATTGCGTCAAAAATCTAAGGGAATTTCATGGATTAGAATTGAAAACTATAGCTCTCTTGGCACTCCTGATCTATTGGGCTATAATAATTCTGGCACCTTTTTCACAGTAGAACTCAAAGTAACAAAGGGGAAAAAATTAAAATTTTCACCGCATCAAATTGCGTTCCACGTGAAACATCCACACAACACTTTCATCATAGCCCAGGCCCTCGGTCCTAGGGCTTCCAAAACTTTTCCAATACCAAAGCCTTGGGCTGATGAACCAATATACATGTTCCGTGGTTCACAGATAAGGGAGCTCGCATCGCGGGGCTTGGAGCTTGAAGCTTGTGGCTTGGGGCTTGAGGATTCTATCCGCTACCTCTTGTCAATATGACAAATCGTCGCAGGCGCTTGGTGCTTGTTGCTTGTGTCAATAGGACATAATGACGCGCGACAAAATGTCGCAGCTTGGAGCTTGGAGCTTGGGGCTTTCATATTTCTCTCTTTCCCCGGAGCCCGCTTCGCGGGCCCTGGGTAACAGGTAGGATTAAAAATCTTTGGGGATGATGGGTTGGTTAGGATCAAACTTACGTGAGTACCGGATGATTTCTCCATCACGGTTCGTGGACCAATGCCAGTCGGCCATGCTGCCTTCTGTGAACTCGCCGTAAACCTCTGCCAGGTCCAGCATTGCTGACCCAAGCTTCGTCTTGGTAAGCAGGTGCATACCATGGAAGTCTCTTGTGGCAACCAGGCTAAAGATCTCTTCAATCGCTTTAACTGCTTTGTCTTCACGGTTGTTATAAAATCCTGCCTCGTTTATTTGTTCTTTTAGTTTTTTCATACAGTTCTCCTTTTTTATTTTTGAAATGATATTTTACCATAGATCTTTAAATTCTTATAATTGCATTTTGTCGCAGCTTGGTGCTTGTAGCTTGTAGCTTGGCGCTTGTTGCTTGTGGCTTCTGTCAATAGAACAAATTGTCGCGCGACAATTTGTCGCAGGGCCAGCTGACGCCGGCCCTGGTTACAGGTAGGTTATTCATTTGTTATTTTTTTGCTGCTAGGCATCAGCTGATCATCGTAGTCCTTTAGTAGATCCCATATCTCCAGTATCTGTTCTTCACTGTACCAGAGACGTAGGACCGCGGCCAACTTATCGAAGTTACTCAATTGATTCGTCTTTATCGTTGTACATCTTTCCTTTATCTACATCGATCGTGTAATGACCATTATCACTGTTATCGCCATCATTGCTATCCTTACCTAGATAGATACTGTAGCTAATCAGCTCATCATCTGTACCGTAACGCAGATCTTCATGGTTACGCAGATGTGCAATGAACTGGACCATTAAGTTACGAGGCTCCATCCTAGTAAAGGGATCTCTACCGTCTTTGGCGTACTTTTCTTTTATCTTCTTAAACCATTGGAACGCGAACTTCGGAAATTGTGTGCCGCCCCAATGATGGAAGAGCGCCGGAGATTGCTCCAAGTGCTCTTCTTTCTTTCTATTTACAAACCATTCAGCCTTTTGCTGAAATGATAAGCTTACTCTATCACCCATATTGTTTCTCTCTTTCTGTCTTTGAGCATTTCGGTGCATCATCCTACTTACGTTTGGGCTTAGCAAGGCTAAGCATTTCGTTTGAGACCTACTTACGTTTTTACTCAAAGACCCCTATATTATATAGGATATCAATACAAAAGTCAAGTGCCAAATTGTCGCAGTTTGTGTCAAGGAATATATTGTCGCGCGACAAAATGTCGCAGTTGCTTGTGGCTTGGTGCTTGGGGCTTGTAGCTTTTTTTATTTTTTAGAAAAGGCCGGCTGATCCCAGGTCCATTGACAAAGTTCGAACTTCGCAGGCCCGCAGGTGGGCGTAAGTTCAATGGACCAGGGATCAGGACCAGTGTACAGCGGACGCCTCGTCCCATTACAAGATGATCAATCTCTTCTGACACTGATCCCAGGTTACAAGAACGGAATGCCGAGTCCATAACATCTGTACATGATGCCTTGTAACCAGGGATCAGCCTGATCTCAGATCCTACGTTGGAGTAGTTACTACCCGCTTAGCATCCACCATAGGATCAGGGATCAGTCTGATCCCAGATCCAATAGCTTCTCTCTTCCTATTTCTAGTAGCAGATTCCGTAGAATCTAGACTATTGGATCAGGGATCAGTGTCCTAGGCGGGCTTACCCCACTGATTGTTGCTCAACAACTAGGACACGTCCTTTCAAAAGAGATTAGCTAGTTAGCTCACCACTTTCAAAACTGTTTGCAAAGCTAGTAGCTCTCTCATCTTGGGATTCTTTAAGCTCTCTTTCAGCTCTTGCCTCCTCTATCCCACGCATTCTTCTAACTACTTCAGCTTCGTATTCTTCTGTATGTTTTTTATTTTTTGTTTGCATAATTGTTATATTATCACTTTTTACCTTTCTTGGCTATTTGCCAAATTGTCGCAGGCGATTGCTCGCCTGCGACTTAAATTTTATTTGTCCTTTTCTATAGGACGATCTGTAATAGGGTCTACTTCTTCGACCACATCTACTTTTAGATTTTCTTTTCCATGCTCTTCGGGATCTTCATCTCCCCATTCTCCTGTATGGAAAATATCTTCAGCTTCTTGCTTCGAATTGGCTTCTATATTAATAGATTCCCAAAGATCCGAAGTAAAATGAACTTTATAAGTTTTCATTTTTTCCTAACTGTTTTCCCCATCGGTGCTTGGAGTTTAGCAATGATTTTATTTTTTTAATCATACCCATATTATATAGGATAAATGTGGCAAAAGTATGGCATAAGGCTGGTCATATTGACGCACTACATCTTGTGTCAAGAACTAAACTGTCGCAGCGACAATATGTCGCAGGTCATGCGACAATTTGTCATTTGACTTTTAAGTCGTAATCTAATATAATATAGGACAAATAAACAAAAAACAGGAAAGGTAATATGAGTAAATCAAACGAACTCAAACTATATCAGCGAGAACACTTTGAAGAAAAGATTGATAAGTTGTTAGAACCTGAAATAGAGAGAGAAGAACTGAAACTAAAGACTACTATAAATAAAATACTTGATAAAGGAGTAGACAAGTTTAGTAAGTCAATAGGTGCAGATAAAGTCATAGCAAGACTTAAAAAAGCTGAAGAAGAAAAACGAGTAGCGTCAAGACAGGCATATATGTTTTTTAATGCTAAAGCGTCTAGTATTGTGTCGTACAACAAAGCGAAAGAATATAAATTTGATAGAGATGATAAGGAAACTATCTCGGTCAAAGATTGTATTCGTCAGTTAGAGAAGTGGGCAGAAAAGCAAGCTGAACAATTTGCTGAAACCACGCCACAAGGACAACGATTGGCGTTCCTAAAAGCATTACAAAATAGTGCAAAGGATAAGGTTAAAGAAGCAAGTGTGTCTGACGAGCTAAAAGCTACACTTGATAACTTATTTAAAATGGTTGGTGTTTCTTGGGAAAGAAAACTTCCAGCATTACCGAAGAAGTAAGTTATGTCGTTGAAAGTTAGAGATGTAATCAGGGAATTGAAAAAATTCCCTGATGACTACAAAGTATCACTTGAAACTTATGAGGCAGATGAAACCAATGGTTGT